CGGCTGGTTCAAAGATGTTGCACGAAATATCCTTAAAGACCAAGGACAAGATGCGTCAAGAGGTGCTGGATATATTAATGTAGGTAATGTTAATAAAGATGGTAAAAGTGAAGTATCTTAATAAATGAAGACTTCATTTGAAATGAAGAATAAGAAGCTACTAGAAGATCTTCAAGAAAATGGCTTATGGTTAGTTATGCACCCTGTACAACGAATGGGCTGGGAAGCTGATCAAATGTTTCCTTGGTTAGGTGCAGAAATGGTACGTATGAGTCAACGTATAAACTACTACTTAAGACCTTGTCATCATAAGTTTATTGTTATAAATGACGATGATCGTATTATATCTACATTTTCAAAGTATCCTCAAATCAAATCACTACTGAAGTTAAATCGATATTGTGTTAAACATAATATTACAAAACTAATATATACAGGATTTCATTATGGTATATGTTTATTAAGTGAAAAACATATAGGCATGGAAGCTATAGATATCCACAATCAACGTCGTCCGAACGCTGGTGTTATTTCACCAATTTATGAGATGTTTGTTAAACGTGAGTTAACTATGGTAGGGCCAAGTGCTGATGAAGATAGTTGGAGAAGTGCTGACTATGAAACTGGAAAGTTTGCTCAAATTATTTAGGTTGACAAACGAAAGCAAATGCGTTATACTATACTTAAATTAATATAATAAAAGGTTAACCAAATGAAATATGTTCTAGTTGATACAGCAAATACATTCTTTAGAGCTCGTCATGTAATACGTGGTGATCTTGATACAAAAGTAGGAATGGCTTTTCATATTACGTTTAACAGTATAAAGAAGGCATGGAACGATTTCGATGGCAATCATATCGTATTTTGTTTAGAAGGACGTAGTTGGCGTAAAGATGTTTATGCTCCTTATAAGCGAAATAGGAAGGTGGCTCGTGATGCATTAACAGAAGCACAACAACAAGAAGAAAAGATCTTCTGGGAAACGTTTGATGCATTTAAAGACTTTGTAACTAGCAAGACTAACTGTACAGTTTTACAACACGATGAATTAGAAGCAGATGATCTAATTGCAGGTTGGGTACAGCATCATCCTAATGATGAGCATGTAATTATATCAACTGACGGTGATTTTGCACAACTAATATCACCTACTGTAACTCAGTATAACGGAGTTTCGAATACAACTATTACACATGAAGGATATTTTGATGATAAAGGCAAAAGCATTATCGATAAGAAGACCGGAAAAGATAAGTTGGCTCCAAATCCATCCTGGCTCTTATTTGAAAAATGTGTTCGAGGTGATACTAGTGACAATGTGTTTAGTGCGTATCCCGGTGTAAGAGTTAAAGGTACACGTAATAAAGTAGGCTTAACAGAAGCATTTGAAGATAAAGATACAAAGGGCTACAACTGGAATAACTTAATGTTGCAAAGGTGGTCTGATCATGAAGGTGTAGAACATCGAGTTTTAGACGATTATAATCGCAATGTAGGATTATGTGATTTATCTGCACAACCACAAAATATTAAAGACAAGATCTTTAATACAATTATAGAAAATGCACAACCCAAAAATATACCGCAGGTGGGATTGCGGCTAATGAAATTCTGTGCAATATACGACATGCAAAGAATAACTGATAATGCTCAGGCGTATGCTGAGCCATTACAAGCGAGGTATCCGGTATGACTGACGTAAAAGCAAAAGAAATATTAAAAAACAAATTTTGGATAATTGAAGATGTAACTCACGGATCAAAGATTGGTACGTTATCCAAGGATGAGAATAATCATTATATGTATTCTTGTCAACAACCAGTTAATCAACGACGTACAACTGAGTATTATAGTTGTCTAAAAGATCTTAAAGCAGGTATTGGTGGTGAAATTCTTTGGAGTAAAGCTACTGTAAGTGATGCTAATGAGACTGTTTCAAAAGAAATTTATGGACTAGTAACTAGTACTATTCCTTATAATGCAATGTACGATCTAAAAAGAAAATTTGCATTATTTACGAAAAGTAAAAAATCTAAGAGCTTATATTGTGCAGGATACTTTATAATCCATTTTGAAAAAGGTTGGGTTAAAAGTTTATGTCCGAAACAAGTTACTTTAGAAAAATACGAATTTCGCGGACCTTTCAAAACTGAATTAGAAATGCGAGGGGAGTTAAGTCGTGCAAACCGTTAAACCGTTAAACACTATTCCTCTACAACAATTTATTGATAAGGTAAAAATTGCTGATAATTCTAATGCAATTGAGGTAAAGATCGAACTAAAAGAAGCTAAGAACCTTGCTTTTACATTAGCAAGTGTAATGTCTAGGCTACATGGTGATCTAGAAAAGCTAGTAGATCAAGCTAATAAAACCGAAGAAGTCGTTAATGTTACAATGGATGGTGGTACTAGCTGGAAATAAGCTAATTACTCATAGATAAACTGCGTACATAACTGTTATTTTTAGATAAATAATAGTAGTATATAACAGGATGAAAATATGAGTAGACCTAAACCCGAGATAATTTTAGAGCATGTTAATAAAAAGACATATCGCTCAGAACAGATTTTAAATGCAGATGCCATTTGGGCTGTCTTTTACACTGATAAACCTTTTAATTTAAAATCATCAAATGTATTAACTAACTATCCTGGCCCAAAATATAAAAAGGTTAGTTTTAGCAATCCGGGCCATGCACATAATCTTGCTAAAAAACTAAACGAACTTTTTGATTCTACAGATTTTGCAGTCGTAAAATTAGTGTCTGGCGAAGTAGTAACGGAAAAATGAACTTAAAAGAAACCTACACTAAGGTATTCTTAAAACAAGCCGGCATATCAATTAATGAAAGTACATTAAAAGAATACATGCCATTATGGTGGCAGAATACTCGACCCAAAACATCTGGTGGATTACGACTAACTGAGGATGGATTTAATTTTCTATCTGAAAGATTAGAGTTAACAAACTATAACGTTCCATTTCCTACTGATTTTAAAGTTACAACTCAAATTGTAATCTTCTTAGATAAGTTTATTGACTGTCCGTACTATGTTACTAACCAAGGTATTATAGTATTAAACGAAAAGAAGGCACTCGAATTGCATCTTTTCTCCGGAGATATAAGAAAGTACGGACATACTAAAGCTCTAAATCGGGCAAATGACTCACTAAGTTCTTGATATTACTACACTTTTTTTAACACTTTTTTTCGTCTTTTTGGCAGATTCTGGTTGACCTTTAGCGATTATGATTGTATAATGTATATAACAATTAGGCACTGAAGTAGTTAATAAGGCAAACAAGGAGTACAAAATGGAAAATCTAGCTGTAAGACAATTAAGTCCAAATAGTGCAAAAGCAAGTATTATTCGAGCTTTTAAAAAGAAACGTCCGATCTTTATTTGGGGTCCTCCGGGCATTGGAAAATCAGACATCGTTAGACAAATTGGTGATAGCATGGAAGCTCATGTTATTGATATACGTCTAAGTTTATGGGAACCTACAGACATTAAAGGTATCCCTTATTTTGATTCAAAGCAAGGTACAATGGTTTGGGCACCACCAAGCGAATTGCCAGATGAGAAAATGGCAAAAAAGCACAAGCAGATTATTGTGTTTTTAGATGAAATGAATTCAGCACCGCCGGCAGTACAAGCCGCGGCTTACCAATTAATTCTTAATCGTAAGGTTGGTACTTATACACTCCCTGACAATGTTTTAATTGTTGCCGCTGGTAACAGAGAAGCTGATAAAGGCGTTACTTATAGAATGCCTGCTCCGTTAGCTAACCGTTTTGTTCACTTAGAAATTAAAGTGGATTTTGATGATTGGTTTGAATGGGCAGTTAAAAACAACCAACACCAGGATGTAGTTGGTTTCCTTACATTTAGCAAGAAGGACTTATACGATTTTGATCCAAAATCACCGAGTCGTTCATTTGCTACACCTCGTTCATGGTCATTTGTTTCCGAACTGTTGGAAGATGATGATGATGAAAATACCACTACAGATTTAGTTAGTGGTGCAGTTGGCGAAGGACTTGCCGTTAAGTTTATGGCTCACAGACGAGTAGCCGCAGATCTTCCTAATCCTAGCGATATACTTACTGCTAAGGTTAAGAAGCTAGAGACTAAAGAAATCAGTGCCATGTATTCCTTAACAGTCTCTTTGTGCTACGAGCTTAAAGAAGCAAGTGACAAGAACGATAAGAAGTTTGATGATAAAGTTAATAACTTTTTAAGGTTTGCAATGGACAATTTTGATACTGAATTAGTAGTTATGGGTATTAAATTGGCTCTTACACAATATCAACTTCCAATCGATCCAGACGAAGTTGATTGCTTTGATGAGTTTCATGAACGTTTTGGCAAGTATATTAAGGCCGCACAAGGCGAGGCGTCGGCCTAGTAGACGCTATTTGGAAGGGGAATTTTAATTAATCCCCTTCCAGATTCTGGTTGACAATGAAGATTAAAGATAGTATAATATACATATAATAAGAAATTGAGGGATAGCACACATGACAACAGAAATTTTAGAAAATCCAAAAACAAAAGAAGTTGAACTTACTCCAGAAGAATTAAAAGATCTTAGGGCAGACGTTTTGGATAAGATTATCGTAGCACGAGTTGGGTTACTGTTACGCCACCCATTTTTTGGTAATATGGCTACAAGGCTTATTATTAAAGAGTGTGATGATTGGTGTGGTACTGCCGCTACTGACGGACGTCATTTGTTTTATAATTCAAGATTCTTTGCTAAGATGACTAATAAAGAAATTGAATTTGTTATCGCACACGAAATTCTACATTGTGTTTTTGATCATATGACACGACGTGAAGATAGAGATCCTCAAATACATAATATTGCATCAGACTATATTGTTAACAATACTCTAGTTAGAGACTCTATTGGTAGCAAACCTAAAGATGTTCAAATTTTCCAAGATTTTAAATATGATGGTTGGTCTAGTGAAGCAGTTTACGATGAACTTTATAAGAAATATGATGAAGAAGATCTTAAACAATTAGGGAAATTGCTCGATG